ATCTTGATATCCACTTGATATCGTGTTGATACCATCCTGTTCCAGCCAGTGAGACAGCTTGGTAAGCGCTTGATTTACCTTGGTTTCAGAGATTCGAAGTCGGAAGGCAAGGCGCCGTGCATCAGGCAATTGGCCTTGTTGCTCGTCATCTTCACTTGCAAGCAACCAAAGGGCGACCAGGATTTTTGCTGTGTCACCGTCAAGTTCATGCCAGTCAGGGTCTTCCAGGATGTCGCGGTACAGCTTTATCCATGGTGGACGACGGTCTTTGAAATGCTGGAATTTGACCCAGCCCTTGATCCGGTAGGTCATCACGCACCCACCTTCGCCTGCTCCATGATCTCGCGGATCTTGTTCTCGCTGGCGTTCTTGGATTTTTTGGTGCAATCAACACAGCCTGCGTTGATCACATAGCGCTCGGTGTTGCCGCACACCTTGCATGCTTTGCCGGTGTACTTGCGTTGGCCTGCACGGGCCGCTTCGATTCGGGGGGATGCCACTTGATGATCTCCATTTGGTTACGGTCTGGTCATTGTAAACCTAAACCGTAATGGAGTGTCAAGCGCTTTTTTGGGTGGGCGATGTGGCCTCCTCCAGGAATCCCCAGAGGCATCGCCCAAAAACTTTACAGGTCGGCTTCTTTCACAAAAACGCCGTCGATCATGCGACCTTTGCGGTCCTTGATTTCGTCGTAGGCCATCTCGATGCAGGCCTCAATGCTGAACCCCATCTGCTCGGCCAGGATGGTGAGCACCACCACAGCGTCGCCGATGCCGTCCATCACCTTGACCGTGTCCTTGCGGGCCAGGCCTGCGGCCAACTCGCCGATCTCTTCGATCAGTTTGGTGAACTGCTTGTCGGTGGTACTGCCGGACACCAGGTTGCGCTGGTGCGCCCAGCCACGAATGCGCACAAAGTCTTCATAGGTTTTCATGTTGCACCTCAAAATGGAATGTCGTCGTCCATGTCTGCCATGTCACCAGCAGGCTGTTGCGTTTGTTGCGTTTGCTGTGGCCGTGCTGGAGCATCACCCTTTGGCGGTAGGTCTATCTGGTCCACAGAGAAGCGTAGGCGCGTTTTTGGCGTGCCGTCCTTGGCTTTGTATTCCTCCATCTTGATCGGGCCGCTGACGGTCACGCGCTGGCCTTTGGCCATGTACGGTTGCAGGCTGGTTGCCCGCTTACCCCACAGTGCGCAGTCCACCCACATGGTTTCGGGTTTGTCTTTGGTGCCGATGGCCACGCCGATGGCAAAGTTCAGGATGTTGTCGCCGTTGTGCTGGCGCAGTTCGGGGTCGCGCCCCAGGTTGCCGGTAAGTATTGCAATGTTCATGCGTTGGATTCCTTCGAAATTTGGACGCGTACGAAACCACCGATCTGCCCCGCGTCCACTCGTGCAGTCAGTGTTGTGAATTGTTTGTCGTTGATTTTGAGTGCATCAGCAACGCCGTCAAGGCCAGACTTCATCCTGGCCACCAGGTTGTCGCGATCATAGCTTCGCCGGTCGGGCGGCACGAACTCGAGCACCAGGTGCATGTTGCCAGCGGGCACCAGGTCAGTCCTGATGCGGTACTGCTCGAGCGTCAACGCCCAGCAGGCTTGGCGGTATGCCGCCTTGACCTTGGACACCTTGGACCAATGCAGGCGCTTGTTGGGCGAGAGTTCAGACGGTGGCCAGCCCAGCACCAGTTCAATCATTGACTTCGCGCCCAAACACGATGTCGTGCGCAGTGATGTCGATGCCCCGCTCCCAGGCTAATTCCAGAAGGCGACGCTGTATGGCGGTTGGCACGATGCCTGATTTTTGCCAGCGAGACACTGCGGCAGGATCGCGGTTGAGGGCACGGGCGAGTTTGCGTACCCCGCCAAACATGTCGATGGCCAGTTCAACTGGTGATGTGTGGTTGATGGTGTTGTTCATCCCTCAATGATGACACAGGCGCAACACCTTGTGAACCCTTGATTTACCTGGGCGGAACGAATACCCACATAAATCACTCGGAATAGGTATTGCGTTGTGGATATGTGTTGATGTAAGATCACCATATCGACAGCAATCAAGCAGTCGAATTTTGAAGGAACCCTACTATGACCGCAATTAACAACACCCCCGCTTCTGCTGACGAACTCGGCACATTGCTTGCCCAGATTGCCACACTTACCAAGCAAGCCGACGCCCTCAAAGACGCCATGAAAGACCTGGCCAGCAGTGGCGGTCCCACAGTATTTGAAGGCGCCTTGTTCAAGGCTTCATACATTGAATCCAACCGCGCTGTTACCGACTGGAAAAAGTTGGCCGCAGATGTTGGCATCAGCGCCGACAAGATTGCCGAGTACACCAGCGCCACCGCTGTGTTCAGCATCAAGACCACTTCACGCTAATGAGCAAACCAATTAAATCTATTTTTTGGCACATATTGCAACGAGCAATTGCCGAACGCAAAGAACTCAAGGAGAAATCAAATGGATAGTTTTACAGCAACTGGCATCGCCGAAGGTTTTATCGAGGCGGATTCTGAAGACCAGGTCATCGAGGCCTGGCAGACATTGATCGACACCGGCCTGGCCTGGCAACTGCAAGGCTGGTTTGGCCGTCAGGCACAGCGCCTGATCGAAGACGGGTATTGCCTGCCCGCCGAAGAGAGCCGTCTGCTACGGGCCGCAAAAGCCCTGGGCAAGATCGAATTTGTCACCGTCAAATAAGGGGCACATCATGGGTCAATATCACAAGGTCTACAACCTGGACAAACAAGAGTCCATTCACCCGCACCGCATCGACAACGGCCTGAAGTTGTACGAGCAGGTCGGCCACATCAGCACTACCAGCACCGCGTTGTTTGCACTGCTGGCCAACAGCAACGCACGGGGCGGCGGTGACTTCCCTGCGCATGAGTTGATTGGCCGCTGGGCAGGCGATCGCATCCTGATCCAGGGTGACTATGCAGGGCCAGGCGACAACGCCTACACAGACCCCGAGCAACTCGACGCCTTCACCGACATTTCAAGCCAGGTGCTCGAGATGTTGCGCGTCATCGAAAGCAAATACTAAGGAGAAAAATATGTGGTTCACCTCTTCACACGGCACGATCGAGATCGAGATGACCATGGCCCAGGCTCAGTCAGCATCGCACCAAGGCCAATGCGACGACGATGTCCAGGCGCTATCCAACAACCGCAAGATCCGCCGCCAGTTGGAGCGCATTACCCCGGAGGTTTTACGCAAGGAGTTGGCAGAGTACGGCGCCTGGGATGAGCAAGAGTTGGCCGACCACGAGCAGAACATTCAGCGCATCCTTTGGATCGCGGCAGGCGACATCGTCGAAAATAGTCGTTGACACTACATCAACGATCTGGAGTATAATTTCAACACATCACCACAAGGAGATACAAATGGCAGAGTTTTCAGTGCATAAAGTTGTGAAGATTGAGTTGTCTGCAATTCGTGAGCATGACACCTTTTCAACGCGCACGATCATCATCACAGATGAGCAAGGCAATCAACACGAAGTCAGCATGTTTTCGAACAACGATGACGAAGACGCGCTCAAGGTGATGTTGTGAAACGCACCAGCTATATCGCCGAGATCGAGCACCGCGTGTGCGGCATCCCTTGCATCATCGGCGTTACCGATTACGAGGGCTACATGCCAGCGTATACCTCCGGCCTACCAGAGAACTGCTACCCGGCAGAAGGTGGGTCGGGGGAATTTGAGATCCTGGACCGCAAAGGCTATCGCGCCAAGTGGCTTGAGAAAAAACTCACAGCGCGAGATGAGGACGCGATCCAGGAATTGATTTATGAACACATGGAGAATGATTGATGACTATTCAAAGAATCGAAATTGAGAGTGAAAAGCAGTGGCTTGCCGAGCGGGCCAAGGATGTGACCAGCACCGAGGTGTCAGCCTTGTTTGGCCTGTCGCCTTACCTGACTGAGTTCGAACTGTTTCACCAAAAGCGCGACGGCGTGACCGTCAAGTTCGAACCCAACGAGCGCATGAAGTGGGGCAACCGCCTGGAGTCGGCTATTGCGCACGGCGCCGCCGAAGACATGGGTTGGAATATTGCCAAGTTTAATGTGTACATGCGCGACCAGGCCGCACGCATTGGGTCCAGCTTTGACTTTGAGATCAAGTCCAGCGCCAATGGCCCAGGCATTCTCGAGGTTAAGAATGTCGACTGGGTGCAATATCAAAAGTCATGGATTGACGACGGCAACGGAAACATCGAGGCGCCCGAGCACATCGAGTTGCAGGTCCAGCATCAAATGGAAATTGCCGACTACAACTGGTGCGCAATTGTGGCCCTTGTCGGCGGAAATGAGCAAAAGATAGTCCTCCGAAATCGCGATCGGGACATTGGTAAAAGTATACGCGAACGCACCAGCGAGTTCTGGAATCTTGTGCAAGCCAATACCGCGCCATCAGCCGACTACACCAGAGACGCCGAGTTCATCATCAAGCAATTGCGCAATGGCGCCGACGAAGGTTTGGTGGCCGAGGCCGATGCTGAACTTGAAGACATGATCAAGCAGTTTGAGTTTGTGCGCAGAGAGGCCAGCGATCTGGACAAGATCAAGGACCAGAAACGCGCAGAGATCCTGGAGCGCATTGGCCGCGCCAGCAAAGTTTTAACCAGTTTTGGCTCGCTATCGACGGGGCAAGTCAAAGGCCGATCAGGCACTCTCATTACACCTGAGATGGTCGGCACAGTCATCGGCGCAACCGAAGGCTACCGCAGTTTCCGTTTTTATTCAAAGAAGGAGAAGTAAACCATGGCAACCGAGCAACGCATTTACAAAGTCACCAGCGGCACCAAAACACACCTGGTCCAAGCAATCAGTCAGGCACAGGCATTGCGCCATGTTGCAGGAAAAATGTTTCAGGTTGATGTGGCCAGGCCCATCGATGTAGCCAAACTTATGGGCATGGGCACACAGTTGGAAGTGGCCAGCGTCGTGGCCGAGCAAGACCAATTGAAATTTGAAGGAGACAAAGCATGACTACCAGCACCGAACTGTCACCCATTGAGGCAATGCGCGGCACCCTTGTGCGCATGCAGGCAGAATTTCAGGCCGCACTGCCACCGCAGATCCCGGTCGAGAAGTTTATCCGGACCACACTGACCGCAGTGCAAATGAACCCAGACCTTCTAGGCGCCGACCGCCGCAGTCTGCTGGGCGCATGCATGAAGGCCGCACAAGATGGCTTGCTGTTAGATGGCCGTGAAGCCGCGCCCGTAATCTTCAACACCAAGGAAGGCAAGAAAGTTCAGTACATGCCCATGGTCGGCGGCATCTTGAAAAAGATCCGCAACTCAGGCGAACTGTCCAGCATCAGCGCACAAGTGGCGTACGACAAGGACCACTTCGAGTACGAGTTGGGCGACAACGAGAACATCGTTCACAAGCCATTCCTGGGCGAGGATCGCGGCAAGCCCATTGCCGTGTATGCCGTGGCCAAGACCAAAGACGGCGCGATCTACCGCGAGGTGATGAGCGTGTCCGATGTTGAGAAGGTGCGAGCCGCCAGCCGGGCAGGCAAGTTTGGCCCATGGGTTGAATGGTGGGATGAGATGGCCAAGAAGACTGTGATTCGTCGCATGGCCAAGCGCCTGCCATCGAGCGCAGATCTGGACCAGGTTATCGCGCACGACAACGAGGCATCAGGATTCGTCCAGGTGGAGCGCAGAGAGGCCGTAAACATCACGCCGGTACCAGAGGCCCAACAAGCCCCTTTGAGCCGCCTGAAGGCTTCTATGGGCCAGCCAGCGGATGATGTCATTGACCAGGCAACTGGCGAAATTACACAACCGGAGGTGCCTAATGTCTCAACTACTGACGCCTAAACAATTGTGCGAGCGATGGAAAGTCGCCGACAACACCCTGCGCAAGTGGCGGGTGGCCAATGTCGGACCGGCCTACATCAAGCTGGGTGAGGGTCGCAACAGCGAGGTGCGTTACCGCGTCGACGATGTTGAGGCATTCGAGAAGAGCAACCGATTTACCACCGTCAACAAGTGAGGAAAGCCATGAGGAACAGAATGATCACAGTCCTGATTGTCTGCTCCCTTGGCTGGATCAGTGGGTGCGCAAGCAACAAGCCAATGCCACCCACACCAGTCGAGCAGGAGTTGATTCTTGATAAACAGATTCACTCACTAAGCCGCAACGAAGTCATCACTGCGGTTCGTGAATGTGAAACAACAGGGCTTCGCGCCGTCATGATGTATGGAAAACGCAAAGTCAACGGGTACTCAGCAGACATCGTCATTGATGTCACATGCGCACCCAGGTGAAAAAAAACCCCAGGGCGCAAACCCTGGGGCTAACCGTCGTGAAGGAGTTTGGCAACTGCTAAAGCCTGACGGGAAGGAGACAACTAAACCAGTTCGAAATGTGGGCCGTCAATGAACGGCCTTTTGTTTTGCATGCGACGCTCATCGATGTAGTGGTTCATGGCCTCTTCCATCGTGCCGCGCCAAAGCCTGATGTCCGGAACATTCCATGCGGCACCCCAGCGTATGGCCACATTCTTTTCAATTGCGGCCTGCTTCATTGCGTCGGCAAGGTTGTCATACAGATTGAGTTCCCATGACACCTGGCCATCGATGTAGGCCACCAGGTCCACAGCGTCGCCGGTCAAATGCTTGGACTCCATGGTCTGGCTTTTGCCAGTCTCGACATATTTGCGCTGTGTCTCGGTAGTGCGCAAGCCTTCAGTGACACCGAAGTCAACCGTGCTGATTTCAATTGCGCGAGTGACCACATCAATCAATGAATCTTTAACGCCATCAAGGCGAGCAATGCTTTTTTGTGAAAGTATGAATGCCATGATTATTCCTTTGCTGGTTGCTTAGAACGCATGTCCATGATCTTCTCAAGAGTGCGGCCACCGAAGTAGAACGACATGATCAGCATGCCCCATTGGCCAAGCAACTCGACATACTTTTGATTTGTGTCGATGCCATACGCAGACATCATTGCAAAGGTCGTGTATGTGATCAGGATAAAAATTAGCGTCATAGGACGGATGTTTTTAGACAGCCATGAGTCACTGCCCATGTCAGCCTGGGCACGCTTGGTCAACTCTTGCGCTTCAATGTTGTCAGCGTTGAGTTCAGCCAGGCGCCCTTCCTGTTGCATCTTTAGAAGTTCTTGCTGTGCTTTTGCTTTGGCTTCTGGGTCTGGAATAAATTTATCCAGCACCTTCATGCCGACATCAAATAGTGCGGTCAATGGAAACATTGTTAATCTCCTGTTTTTAATGGTTTAATTTTTTTTTGGACACCAGTCTTCTCTTCTAAGATGGCAATATGAAGGCGGTTTTCAGCAATTGCATCGCGATTCTTTTGGATTTCAATACCTAAATCTTGACGCAATTTTTCACGCGCCAATTCTGCTCCGGTGTTAGATGCTTGCTTGTTGTCGCTAGTCACGACTAAGCTGACCTTGCTGTTTAGGATGGTGACATCATGCTGTATCGAACCAAGTGCTTGGATCAAATAGCCTGTGCAACCTATCAATAAAGGAAGTAGAGCAAAAAGCAATTTTTCAACAAACGCTCCCTTTGCAGATTCTTTGTTTTCTTCTGCCATATTTACCCTTTCTGAAAACCACACTTGCCGCCGCACTGTTGCACAGCGTCGTAAACAAACCAGCCCATACCACCCAGCAGAACTGCCAACAAGGACACAGCAAGGGCAATCGTAATTACTTCGTCAATCTCTTCTTTGCGCCGCTTCTCAGCTTCTTTTGCACGGCGTGCATCATGAGCCGCTTCTCTGTCTATGCTTGCGGCACGAGCCACGATTTTCTGCCAGACATCCATCTTGTTGCTTTGGAAAAAAAGCATTTTCACTTCTTCTTCAAAAGCCCTGGCTTGTTCAATTGCAAGTTCTAGTTCAATGGCTTGACCCATTGCACTGCCTTTAAAGCCTTTGGTTTTTGATTGCTGAAGAACTTTTATGCCGTCGGCCTTGGCTGTAAAGAACTTGGAAAGTACAGGTCCAAGGGATTCCACATCCTGTACAGTTTTTGCGGCAGTCTTGACCAGCTTTACAGCAGTCTGAATTGCGGCAAGTGCTGTAAATGGATCGATCATTTTTTTACCCACTCAAGGCAAACAACTTTTCTGTCGTACACATCTCCGGTCCAACTCCAGCGCACACATTGATAGTAAACAATGGCGGGTGGTGGTGGTGGTAATGGTGTAGCGTCAATCATTGCTTAACCTTTTTATTCCTTGTCTTCCTTGTGCTCAAGTTTTTTAAAAATCAAACCAAGGGTGTTGTCGATTTTGTTGAAGCCATCTTTCATGTCTTGCTTGATGTCGCGAACAGCTTCTTTGAAATCATCTTTGCGCACATAGACCTCGGGCAAGTCGCGCTCGATTTGACGAATGTCGCTCTTGAGTTCTTTGATTGCGTCCCAAATAACTTTCAAGATCCAGCCTCCAAGAAATCCGCAGACACCCACTACCCAGTTAAAAAGCGTCTGGTCCATTGCTTATCCTTTTTTTATGGCTGTTCGTCAGGGACCGTGTCCCAAGCCTGAGTTGATTCATTCCATGTGTAAAGACCACCATCAGTTGGCATTGCAACCGGTGCGGACCACAAGCATGTGTCGTCGTTTAATAGCCAGCTTGCGTACGGCTTTGGCGGGATGAATGCATCACGCGTTGCGTCGTAGCTGTAGCCAATGCCAGCGTAGTTCTTGCGCAGTGGCGTGCCACCGTTTGCGTGAACACCGCCATGCGTGTTGTATGAGGTTTGAATCCATTGACCAGGACTCGAGTCCACAAAGGTGTCAAAAAATTCTGGCTCGGCGACGATGACTTGCTCGACGATGCCGTTGTTTACTTTTGCAAAATGTGCCATGTGTTTCTCCTGTTATGCCGTGTAAGTGCCAGATGTTGTCCATTTAATAATGGTGTTTGAACCGCTAGTTGTGACTGTTGGTGAACCAGTTACAACGCCAGAATATCTTGCGGTAGGAACTGAAATAATAACCACACCAGAGCCGCCATTGCCACCGTTGTAAGTAGGCGTTCCGCCATTACCCGCGCCACCACCACCGCCAGTGTTGGCTGTGCCAGCAGTACCGGGGCTTCCTGCCGCTCCGCCGCCACCTGCACCGCCGCCGCCGGAGCTACCGCCTGTACGCAAGTCGTATGAGCCGCCACCGCCGCCGCCATAAGTCACTGATGAGCCAGTAATTGAGTTGGCAACCCCAGCGCCACCTGTACCACCAGAGTTACCACTACCATTACCGCCGACTGCCGATGCGCCACCGCCGCCACCGCCGCCGTTTGATGTTGAGTTTGAGTTTGTGCCAGTGCCGCCAGCGTAGCCTTGCCCAGATGTTCCAGAACCACCAGCCGCACCGGGTTGTCCGCTTGGCTGATAGCCGCCGCCACCGCCACCAGAGCCGCCTGAAATTCCAGCATCTGATGTTGCGCCTCCGCCACCGCCAGCAGTTGCCGTGGCAACAGAACTTATAACGCTATTACTTCCGCTTATTCCTGCGTTATTTGGTGTGCCAGTTGCACCTGCGCCACCAGCGCCAACAGTAACGGTATAAGCAGTCCCAACAGCAAGTGATGCAGTGCTAGACAATACCCCGCCCGCACCACCGCCACCGCCACGGTCTTTGCCGCCACCACCACCGCCTGCAACAACCAAATAAGATGCAGAGTAAAAGTTTGTTTGGTCACCAACTGCTTCCCAAAGGGTGCCGTTGTAAATTTCCATGCAATTTGTCGTTGAATTAAAACGAGTCATGCCAGACGCTGGAGTACCAGGTCGTTCTGCCGTCGTACCCGCAGGAATATCAAACGCTCCAGTGCTTGTGTTGGTTTTGTCGCTGATCGATGCAGGCGTTACATTGTCGAGCGATGATGCGTTGATGTCACCACCCGCGTCGACAATCACCTGCGATAAATTTCGTGCTTTGCTCATATCGATTCCTTATGCTGTGAATGTGCCAGAGCTTGTGAATGTGTGATACACATAACCACCAGAAGTGGTAATCGTCCCGCCGGTTGCTCTTTGGTTTCCGGCATATCGAACAATGACAATTCCAGAACCACCAGAACCAGCATTTCCAGTTGGAGCAAAGTTTCCTCCACCACCAGCACCACGGTTGGTCGTACCATTTGTTCCATTATTAGAACTAGAATTTCCTCCGTTACCACCAATACCGCTTCCACCCGTGCCATTTGTGCCGCCACCGCCACCGCCGCCACCGGCATAAAAGGTGCCAAGACTTTGCCAATTAAGTCCAGAGCCGCCATTGCCGCCGGTTGTTCCACTAGCCGCTTGGCCTGAACTTCCAGCACCACCACCACCTCCAGCACCGCCGTTTGTGTTAGGTTCATGCGCTCCGTTACCGCCACTGTTGCCTTGACCTGATGTCCCAGAGCCGCCTGTTTCATTATTCCAGTTTGCGCCGCCGCCACCAGAACCACCAGAGCCAGCGGAATATGGAGGGTTTCCAGCGCCAAGGCCGCCGCCAATAGCTGTTAAAGAAAATCCAGTTGTGTTTGATCCATTTGTAAAGCCGCCGCCGCCACCGCCGATAACAATAGAAAACACAGATCCAGCGGAAACTTGTGATGAGCTAGAAATATATCCACCGGCACCACCGCCGCCGCCATTTTCAAATGAACCAGCTTGCTCATTACCACCACCACCACCACCAGCAACAATTAAGTATTCAAGGCCATAGACCTTTGATTGACTAAAGGTAAGCCATATTGAATTTACGCTATCAAACCATTCTGGCTCACCCGTTGTGCTATTTAATCTATACATGCCAGCCGCTGGTGTTCCTGGGCGCTGTGCAGTTGTGCCGACAGGCATCATCATGTAACCAGTGCTTGTGTTGGCTTGATCAGAAATTTCTGTTGGTGTGATGTCTGCAAAAGTGTTGTCGCCACGCAATGCGGTCGCGGAACTACGCGTTCCGGTTGCACTCAGTTTGCTGATGTTGACAGTGCTATCAACTAAACCAGATCCGTTAAACGCGGCCACATCAAATGTGCCAAACGCAACAATGTTAAGTTCGTCGTTTAGCGCGGCGCCAGAGGCCAGCACAATGCTTGTACCACTTGATGCAGTGAAGTCTGTGCTATCAAGACGGACACCGTTTAGATAGATGTCAACAAAGCCAGCGTCATAAGTCAGCGTGTTGCCATTGCTGTCTGCGCCAGTAAATGTCGTTTGGCCAGAAGTTGCAATGTACCGATAGCGCTGGCTTGTACCGTTGACGCTTGAACCAGCAGGAACCCAGCCGGTGCTTGCACGCACAAACATGGCGTTGCTCACGCTGTTGAAATACAAGTCACCAATCTGAAGCGCACTGCCGTCGTTGCGAAGCGTAGGAGGCGTGCTTTTGGCGCCCTGGTAAACATCGGCAAAGTTGCTGATGTCGGCCACATTCGCGGCAACGATTGGGATGTCTGATGCGACACCGGCCACCGAAGTGACATTGGCAGATATACCTGCCACCGTAGTGACATTGGCAGAGATGCCAGCAACAGTCGTTACATTCGCGGCCACTCCTGCAACCGTGGTCACATTCGCGCTAATGCCTGCAACAGTGGTCACATTGGGCGCAACACCTGCAACAGTGTTTACATCACCGGCAATACCAGCAACAGTCTGTACGCTTGCGATGTTTGTGCCGACTGTGTTGACATTGGCAATGCTATTTGCAACCGTGTCAATTTCACTGACAGGCTCATTCAAGTCATTGGCAACAGTCGTGATCGATGCAATGTTTGTTGCGGCAGTATTGATGTTGGTCGAGTTCGTCGCAACGGCATTGATGTTGGTGCTGTTACCAGCCACAGCGTTGATGTTGGTCGCGTTACCTGCGACCGAGTTCACATTTGCAATGTTGGTTGCAGTCGTGTTCACATTGGCAATGTTGGTCGCCACAGTCGTAATGTTTGCGTTGTTTCCTGCGGCAGTGTTTACGCTGGCAATGTTGGTACCAACGGTATTTACATTGGCAATATTCGTGGCAACCGTTTCAATCTCAGAGACAGGCTCATTGAGGTCGTTGGCAACGGTAGTCACTGCGGCGATGTCACCGGCAACAGTCACCACGCTGGCGCTGTTGGTGGCCACGGTAGACACATTGGCAGAGATGCCAGCGACGGTCGTCACATTGGCGCTGATGCCAGCCACTGTATTGACATTGGCGATGTTGGTGCCGACGGTGTTTACATTCGTGATGTTGGTCGCAACAGTTTCAATCTCAGACACCGGCTCATTTAAATCAGAAGCTACGGTGTTGACTGATGCGATGTTTGTGCCAACCAAAGTCACGCTGGCTGATACACCGGCAACTGTGTTGACATTGCCAATATTGGTTGCAACGGTGTTGACATTTGCAATGCTACCGGCAACAGAATTGATTGATGCGATGTTGTTTGCATCGATGTCCAAGTTGTCTGCGCTGTCAGCCAGGCGCACGATGTCGGCCACCAGGGACGCGGCATCTGCGTCGCTCGTGATTGGCAATAGTGCCGCACGGTCGACAGAAGTTTGAAGCTGTTGAATCTGAATCGTTGCACGGTCCAGCGCGTCGGTGATCACTTCAGGGTAAAAGCCACCCTGGTTGGTCAGGTCGGTCGGCTGAAGGTTTTCAATGTCCGAGGTGATGACCAGGTTGAAGCCAGCCGCCAGGGCGCCAGCAGACAGCGTGATCGTGCCACCAGGGCTTGAGTTCTGGTCTTCATTGACCGATGCAGTGTAATTGGTGCCGAGCACAAGCACCGTCTCCACATTGGTAGCGACAGTGAGTCTCACGACTTCCAGGTCAGAAGCCTGGAAGACCTTGAATGTAAAGGGGAAAGTCGCGGCTGTCCCGTTACCAATGAACGGACCGGCTTTCCGGCTATTTGAACTGATGGTCATGGGCGGAACTCCTGGACAATTGTGAAGAGACTAAGCATTTTGGTTGTGGATACGGGTACCTTACTGTCTCGACGATTCACTTGCTTTGCCAGTGGCAAGCCCGCGAATGTAGTCGGCAGTTGAGGTTGGTTCAATCTTTCCGCGCTCGACTTCGATGGCATAACCAATCGGTCTGCCAAGCACGGTAACGGGGATGCCGGTCACAAGGCTGATCAGGGTCAGGATGTCTCGGACATTCTTGCCCGTCACATCTTTGTCAGGATCTGCAATGTTGATACCGGCTTTTACTACACCGACGGTCGCACCTTCCAGCGTCGATACAGACGGGCTGGTGGTCATGCGGTCATCGTAAGGCTTGTTGTTAAAAGCGTTGAATGGCACGATAGCCGCAGAGCCAAACGGCACCATGGCAACAGCACCACGCAATTGTGACCCAAGGAACCAACTCATAAAGACATCGAGGTAGCCGTCATCATCATCGTCGTCCCAGCCGCCGCCCAGACTGCGCACGATGGCGTCAGCGGCCAGCATTGGCAAGCCAAAGCCCAGCAGGTAGGTCATGAACAGTTTGCCCTTTTGGCCACGCCATCCAAGGTCACGGAAGATCTTGATGTACTCGTTGGCGTTCAAGTTGGCCATCATGTTGAAGTAGCCATAGAACTGGATCAGCGTCTTGTAGAACGGCGATCCGACTTCAAAGGCAGACAAGTCTTCAGGCAACAAGCTGGATTGCGTCATACGCACTGCGGCGTCTGCTCGCTTGATTGCCTCATTGCTTGCTGACTTTTCATCAACATTGGCGCCAAGATCTGTGACGGTTTGGTTGTACGCGCCAACCCAGGTCACGATGTCGACAAAGTTCTGGAAAGCCTGTTGCAAAAAATAGCCATGCTTGTTGGACCACTTCTGGATCTTGTCAAACTTCGTTGGGTTGATCAGCAGGTCATTCATCATGTCCTGCACTTCAATCATCTGATTGCTCATGCGGTCAGCCATGAACGGCGACAACTCAGCAACAAACTCAGCCTGCGCTGTTGGACTCTTCATGTAGTCGACCAGGGCCGTCTTCATGTATTTGCCTTCGACCTTGAGCAATGCAGGGAAGAAACCAGTTACCTGTTGCAATGCGTTGGTGATGTTGGCAAACATGATGCCAATACCAGTGCGAGCGCGAACAGCACGCCAGAAGTTGTCGACGCTTCGGTTCATGCCAACCTCGCTCGTGATCTGACGGGCAGATCGATTAAGCCATGGCAGGATCATGTCTTCGATGACGGTCGGATCAATGCGGGTGATCGTGTCTGCAAAGTCACGCTTGCGAATGATCTTGAGTGTGTCGCGGATCGTAGGCTGTACGCGTGCAAAGCGAATCACATCATCGATGTGCTTGGCCATCACGCGGATGTCCAAAGATAGAGGCTTGTTGTATTCGACGCGAGACTTCGTAAACCCGGCGCCAGTGCTTGGCATCGAGTTGCGGAAGTCGGACTCGAGTTCCTCCATCTTCATCTGACGCTGTGCGTCGCGAACTATGAACGGGTCAGTCTTTGCCGGAACATATCCACCACGGTATGTGCCAAACGGCGTAACCACTGGACGAGCCTCGACTTCTTTGAAGTAGTAGCCGAAGATCTCGCGATGTGCCTCTTGCGCCATAGGCTTGAGTTCTTCATTTAAATCCCATACAGCTTGCACAAAGTCGAAGTCTGCTTTGGTCAGCACGCCTTCGTCGATCATGCGGTTCATAAAACTATTCCAGCGCGTCGTGTCGACAGAGCCGTCTTCATTGATTTGCCCCCAGCCACGGCCAGCAATTAACTTCTTCATGTTGCTGTCGTTGCCGATGTGCATCAATGCACCAAGCACTTCTGCTTTACCGATGCCGCCGTTTTCATTGCCGAATGTGTAGTTCAGTTCAGGTGCGGTAATCTTTTGCACTGGCAGGTCCAGCTTGCCGATCATGTCCACATAATCTTTGACATAGCGGTTGCGATCGACGCGGTACTGGTCAAGAGCCGCACGCAGTGGGCGCCAGATGTAATTGGTAAATGGACCAGGGCCACCAGGGCCGTCTGTTGCATCAGCCCAGTGCTCGATCTTGCGGGTCAATGCCTTGGCGTTGTACAGAGCGCGGATGGCTTTTTCTTTTGGACCAGGCGCCATGCGTTCACCGGCAACCTCTTCAGGCACACCGATCTCGTCAAGTCGCGCATTCAGTTCGGCAATGATCGAATCAAGAGCAACTGCTTTGCCTTCAATCATCACTTCGTTTTCACGCTTGGACTGGTACCACAGCGCATCGACAATTTCCTTCATCTGACGGAATTCGTTAAGCGTAAGTTTTTTGTAGTTGCGTGGGCCACCAGTCGACTCCAGCAAAATCGGCTCGATGTCTGCGTACAAGTCTGGGTTGTAGGACTTGAGTTGCTCCACAAACTTTGCCGGGTCGACATCACGCGGGCCAAGGCCGTAGTGGCCCAGGATGTAGCGTGCGGCGTTGACCAGGTCAATGTTGCGGTTCTTGGCCATCTTCGCATCGGCCTTAAAGATCTTGGCAAAGCTATCAATAGCCTTGTCAATTTCCTTGCGTGCGTTGACTGCCTCGAGCGACAACTGATTGTTCAACAATTGATTTTGTTTGGCCTTTGCGGCTTCAGTAGTTTTGCCAGCCTTGGATGCCTTGATGCTTTCTTTCGATGCGCGGGCTTCTGCCAGCGTGTAGTCACGCGGACGGATCTCGCTGATCACCTTGTTGCCAATGATTGACTTGGCCGCAGTCTTCGCGGCTTGAATCATCAAGCGTGCAGGCTGTGTTGCTTTGGCCAGGTAGCGCAACTCGACGGCCACAAAGCGGGCGCGTGCCTCGTTGTGCAATGCCTTTTGGATTTCCAACTCAATGCTGGCAGGGTCCATCAAGTCAGAGAATTCAGCCATCATGCGTTCATCAGTGCGGGCATCGATCTCTTCTTTGATGGGCTTGGCCTCGAGCAATGAGCGGACCAACTGGTCGCCAGAGTCAAAGCCAAACATCGATGCCACCAGGTCAGGCGGCAAACCGTCTTCAGCCAACATGCCGTACTTGCCATAACCAAGTTTGGTCAAGTCAGGCGCAGGTGTCAGCGACTCTTTGCTTTCTGGGTACAACGCTTTGACATCGGCGATCTTGAGTTTGTGACCAGTCAGCGCCTGGATGTCTTGGCCGTTTTCATCTTTGGTGATGCCGCGCTTCAAGAACTCCATGGCCAGATAGACGCGGTCCTCTTGAACTTCTGCGGCCACTTCTTCGCGCACGCCCTTGCGGGTGTCAGCAGTCTTTGCCTGCATCTCTTTGAGCACACGAGAGCGAGCATTGCCAAGCCACTTCAACTGGCGCAGGCTTGCCTGTGTCAACTCAGTTATCGATGCCTCTGTAGCTTCGGCCATCATTGCCTGGTAAGCGGCCCACTCTTCGTCAGGCATGCCGGACTCTTCTTGGCTCTGGTACATCGGCACCATGCTGTTGACTGCCTCGGACTGCTTGATCTGCTCTTCGCTGGCCAGCATCCGGTCCATAACCTGGCGGACTTCGCCGGTCAGGATTGGCAGGTCTTCGCCGTTTTCTTGACGATAGATCTCATTGAGTTCGTCGCGAATCGATTTGTAGACGCGGCGCAACCAGGCGCTGAATCGCTCAAACATCGATTGCATTTGCAGGCTTGGTGCTTTGCCTTCAAACAAATAGATCTCGTAGTTGTATGCCCATGACTCGTGGTACTTGCGTTGCTCATCAAGAGACAGCGCGTTCCATGTGGCCAGGTCTTTGATGCCAAACCAATCAAGAATGGTCTGCATGTCTTCTTTGTTTTGCGCGGTCGCATCTGGCCGTGCGGCCATGTCAGCGTAAACCGTCAGGAAGAAGTGGGCAGTTTCGTGCAGGAAGGTGGACATATCCGCCTTCTCGTTGAGTATTGTGGTCAATCGTTTCGGATCGAACCCACCGCGTTCTGGTTGACGGAATATTTGAGCCTGCGCCGCTGGCGGAAAAAACTTGGCTATAGCTTCAGCATCGGCGTCGTCAAAGGTCAGCGTGCCAGAGCGCAGGTCAGCGGATGGTGCCGCCGCCTTGATCTGAGCCTCCTGGGCCTCGAATTTACGGATCTCAGGGGTTAGCATCGCGTACTTGCGTTTGGTGCTTGCAGGCGTCGTATACGCGCCCTGTGATGGCATTGAGTGCATGCCATGTTGTTCGACTGGCACCTTGGTGTGTTTTGGCCCCAAAAGCACAGCAACACCCTGGTCACCGCCAGCGCCTGGTATGTATACGCCATCGAACCCGGCATCAATGATTGCGGCCTCTACATCGTTGAACCATTTACCTGCGTCGTCACGGCCACCGGTTGATGCTTGGGCGCGGATGCCCAGCGGGTCAGCCGACGCGTCGTAAAGGTTGTCCAAATAAATGGCGTGGACATTACCGCCAACACCAGCCTCTGGCTTAATGCCATTGCCGGTGTCGACATAGAAGTGAACCCGGTTGGCCAGGCGAGGATCTCCACCTGCCAAGCGGCCAGCTTCAGCGCCTTTTAAGCCTGTGTCGTAGGCGAATCCGGTAAGACTGCTTCGAGGTTCTTTTGAATAGTGGATACCAAGGACTGAAGTTGATCCATCCCTGGCTGTCCCGTATCGCTGGGTAACATCGAGATCGCTTGCTCGTAGGCGTTGAACGCCGCCTGCTCCGGTTCCTGATTGGGCAAAAACTGCGGGTTTTCCATTATCTTCTCTCCTTTTTTTGTTGCGCTTTACAGCGCGGTTTTGATCTGCAACAGCGTCGTCATAGGTCTTGGACTTCTTGCCGTCGCTGATCTTGTGCCAACCGTAGTACGACTGATCCAAGGCCATAAAGACAACATTCGGCTCGCCGTTGTTGAAGTCTTTAAATGCTTCCTTGCTCCAGCCTTCTGGCGCCTGGGTGTTATCCCAGGGTAAACGCGAAGCCGCAACAAATCCATGCGCGGCGTAGAACTCAGGCAGGATTGTCTCAAATGCATCCAGCTTGGTACCGCCTGCGGCCACGGCCAACTCCATGACAGAGCGGCCAGCGCCAGCTTGCGAGAACACCGACACGATGTCGCCATCAGGTTTGACAGCGACGCCGGACAAGCCGTCTTCAGCCAAGAACAGGCGCATGCCTTGGTATTCTTCGACTTGGTAAACGAAGACAGCCGCGCCCATGTCGCCACTGGCTTGCTTGCTGGCTGTGATGGATTCAGAGAATCGTTGTGCATTCTGTGCGTTGCCTTGCTCCAACTCGTAGAACTTGGGCACCTTGATACCGTTGTTGCGGTACACGCGGGCCAGGCCTGCGCCTGCTTTCCATTCTTGAGAGTAGGTGACAAGTTGGCTTTTTAGAACCCGAACTTTTCCGCCATCTCCACTGCTTTTTGCCGTGTAAGACCAGGATTGTTTTTGATCGCCGCTTCGATTGGATCTTGCAATTCTGGTTGCGACTGCGCCTGCAAAGAGCCGTTTTTCTCTTTGAGTAAAGCCTCCAGCTTCTGCTTGCTCCCCTCCAGCGACCTGCGCTTGCTCATCTTGTAATCGTGTTCGTCTTGCGCGTTCATCTTTAGACTCCTTCTTCAATGCGTTGTTGATCTTGCGATCGGAAACACCCAAGGTACGCGCAACACCTGCGGCGGCGTTGGCGTAGTCTGGGGCATCTTCATCACTATACCCGTCTGTTGACTCTTGGTCAACATTATTGTCCTTGGCTGATTCGTAGAGTCTTTTCTCTGCGTACCAGAGCACGGCCTGCAAATCGGCCATGGTCAGGTCAGCATAGGCTGGATCAGCCTGCAACTCAGCCAGGATCTGGGCGAAGACGGAGCGGATGTAGGTGCGCTCGTGTGGGCCAGCCGGTGCTTCCTTTTGGCCGTCGTTGTACTTGGCCAGGCTGTTGCCCGCCTTGCGGACTTCCTCGCCGACCTTGGACTCGTTCATCTGCTCGCGCAGTTTGGGGTCCATGGAGGCCTTCTGGATGGCATCAGCCAGGCGATTGACCTCGGTGTTGGCTATGTCCATGCCAATGACCTTGGATAGGCTTGCGGCCTGTTCTGGGGTTGCGCTACGGATCGCCGAGTTCAAGCGGTTGGTTGCCGTTTCCACATGCTTGGGCAGGCTCTTAATGAGCGTGCCGGTCCAGCGGCCCCAGGTGCGGACCAGCCAGCGGTCCATCGTGAGTGATGTGAAATCGCCGTACAGGTTGGAGAAAAAGCCGTTGCCGATTTTCGGACCAATGATGGCCGCGCCTTTGACCGTGGTGTCTGCGTGCTCGCCGCCTGGCTTGAGGTCTTTGCTGATTGCGCTGATTTCGCCCACGGTGAAGTTGGTCTGCATGAACTGGCGCAAGTTCTTGATGCCCCAGGCTCCGACCAATTCGTTGAACAGGGCAAGCGAGTCATTGATCGCGCCCTGGGCCTGGCCACCTTTAATGTTGGTGGGCATGACCTTGTTTTCTTTATAGTAGCTGTACGCCTTCTCTGCCAGTTCAAAGTTCTTGTCGACCTTTAAACCGTTGGATGTGACGGCCAGCGCCCAGGTAAATGCAAAGCGTGCGTCTTCGTTGGTTGCAATCTCTGGGTGAACCAATGCCATGACGGCCAGCGCCTGACGAGTTTTTTCGTCGTACCAGCCAATTGCGTTCGGGTTTTGCTCAAGCGCAAACAGTGCGTCCTTGACGCCCACGCGCACCAGGTAGTCAGTGGTCTGTGGAGACGGTACAGCCACATCAACACCGGCATCAGTCGCGGCTTGTTGCACTGCGGTCTGGATGGCCATCTTGAGGTCACGACCTTTATTCCACACCTGGCTCTTGGCCACCTCGAGTGCGTTCTTGAGTTCAGCCTGGTCTTCAACAGTTGCGGGGATGTCGGCTTGCGCTTCAATTGCGGCCACATCGTCGCCTTCTGCGTCTTCCTCAGAGTTGATTGCATCCGCGTCGGTCAGTGATTCGGTTTGCAATACTTGTCGACCTTGGCGCAAGATGTCTGCATTCTCACGCGACCAGGTGCCATCGTTGAATGGCGACTTGACTGCGGTGTTGTCGAACACAACAATTTCGCGGGCATCAGGCGCAACCTCCATGATTACGCCGTCATAGCCTTGCGCTTGCAGTTCAGCAGTAAATGCATCAGCGGCTTCGCGACCACCAGCACGAATACGGGTCTTGTCCTCCATGGTGGCCATGTAAGGGTTCTCGAGTCGCGCATACAGCGGCATGACATTCTCACCAGCAGTGCCGGTGCGGCGCTTTTGCATGGCATAGATTTCGGCCATGTCGGCGCTGTCAGTCAAGTACACACCAGTGCCAAGCCAGCCGCTGTCTTTGCGGTTTGGATTGTCAAGGTCAAACGCGGTCACATTGTCTGCGGTGCCGTGGTAAAGCGTTTGTGGTCTGCCGCTTTCGTCTTGAAAAATAGACGAGCCAAACCAGTTGCGGAATGGCACGCTGTCAGTGATCACGCGCTGGTCTTGATTGAACAGGGCCATGCTTCCTTGCTGGCCTTCTGCTCGCTCGACGCGGTACATGTAGCGGTTGTAGAACTCGGTCGGCATGATCTTGAGTGCCGCTGATTGGGTCACCACAAAGTCACGCACAAGTTGCGCATTGATTCGTGCGGCGTTGTCGGTGTACTGCTTGGTCGCTTTGACTTGCTGGTACATCAAGTTCTCGACTTCACGCGCAGACTTCACAAAGTCTTTGTTGGTCATTTCGACTTTGGCGTTGGCTTCCATCTGAGTCTTCATGATCTCAGCCTGGTTGTCGATAAATTCGCGTGCCTCGCGGCGTGTCATCATCTCACCTTCAATGCGCAAGTCGTCAATCAGCGCGGTGCTGAACTCGGTCGGTGCAATGTTGGTTTGGTACTCGGTCACAGGAATAGCAATGTCGCCACCAGTTGCAATGGCTGTGTCAAGTTGTTCGCGAACGGATGGCGACACTTCAGCCACACGCTCGGCCAGGCCAGACTGCTTTAGTGTTTCTCCGCTGATGTAAACCGTGGTTACATCAGTCTCTTGCGATACCTGGTCGATCCACTCGCCAAAGGTTTCAGCACTGCGGGCGCGTACCTTGCTGGCGCGAGAAAACTCTTGCACCTTTTCAAATGCTTTGGCACTGCGCTCGGCAGACTCAGCCTGCAACATGGTGCTTTTGTAGTTGCCTGGAATCTCAACTAAAGCGGTTGGCATTTCAAGAATTGCTTCAAGCAATACTTCGCCAAGTTTCCATTCGTTAGTTAAAAGTTGTGCAGTTGCTTCACCAGCGGCACCACCACCAGCCTGCAATACGGTTTCTCCTGCAACTCTGGATGCAACACTGCCAACTGTTGGTTTTGCTCCTGCCAAAAGTTTTCCAGCAAGACCAAATGTTACAGCATCAAAAAAAGCAATTGGAACGCCTCGTTTTATCGCTTTGTCTTTTGCTTCGGCCATCAGCTTTTCGTCAGTCAATGCTTTATAAACATTGCTTGGATCTGTCATGTTTGCGCCGCTCGATGACATAACTTCATCCATAGTCGCCGCGTATTCGGTAAAGAAACTACCAGTGCCAGCCGCAATCGCACCAGTTACGGCTTTATTGGAAAAAAATGGAAATAGTGCAAACGAACCTTTTGCTGTTACGCCCCGAGTTGCCATAGCCATTGCTATGGCCGGTGATGCTATACCGGCGGATTCAATTGCAATTTCTTTGAGTGCCATTGGGTTCCGCAAAACAGCAGACCCAAATTCTCCAAAAGTTGTTGATTCTGAAAGTTCTTGCATCCCCCGCTGAATGTCAGCAGGGACAGGAAATTTTTCAACATTGCGCTGGTAGTTAGCCAGGCTTACTGCCTGCTGAACTTTGGGATCGTATGTGATGCCGTTTGCTTCAGCCGCCGCTTGTTGACGCGAGCGTAGGCCTTTCATCATGGCCGTGTCTTCAAGATTTAATGCAAAGCCCTTTTTGAATCGCGCATAGCCACGCTGGAATGGTTCGGTAATCTCTTCTAGGAATGACCGCTCAATCGGCTTGATCGTGCCGTACTCACGCTCGATGCCAGCCAGGTTTGCAGAATCATCGTGTGAAATCTTGGCGTTGTTTGAATTGCTTAACCACTGGCCAAGCAATGGCGAGCGCTTGAGCGTTTCGTCGAACTCATTGAGTTGCACATTGCGGTTGACCTGCGCGTAGTTGCGCTGGACGATGTCGACAGGTACGCCGGACTTGTTTGATAAATTCTTTGCGCGTGCGGCCTCATCCGGATTGGAATCAAGGGCGCCATACAGGCTGGTGCGCAGTTGCGTGCGCTGGCCATCGATTACATTGGCGGCGGCTTCATCAAGTGTTGGTGCTTTTTTTACACCAGCAACTCGTTGGGCGGCGGCATCAAATTCATCATCAGGTACTAGCATCATGTCGTTGTGTCCTATTACTTCTTCTCAATACCGTAGGTTTCAAATAACACTGCATCAACCTGCGACCTTGTTGGGTTTGATACGCCATTGCGTTTAAGCGCTTCGGTTGCACGAGAGCGTTGTGCATCAGTGAACTCTGGCTTGAACTTGGCTTCGTCTCCACGAGCACGAGCCTCGAACCGGCGCATGTTTGAATCTGGCAAGAAGAACGATCCACTCAATACTTCACCTTCAAGCACCAGGCCATCAAGAACCTTTTGGCGCTCTGCTTGATTTAGCTTGCCGCCTTTTTGAACTTGGGCCGCGAACAAAGCCTTATTGGCTTCAGACTCAAACATTCCAGCCTTCTCATTTTTTAGACCAAGCTGTTTGGTTACTGCGCCAATTTGCTGTTGCGTTGTAACTGCCTCTGGCGCTTCGTTCTTTGTACCTAGCGTTCGTTGCAGATTGATAAAATGATTGCGGTCACCGGGCGACAATTTGTCAAAGTATTTGCGCAGATCAACTTTAGTCGGGTCTTTGAAGTCCGGGTTTGTAATTGCTTCCTGCGTTAACTGGTAGTAGATATTTGAATCTGTCTTGACCTCAGTGCCTTTTGTGCGTGCCTCAACATCAGCCTTGGCTGTGCGTTGCAGGCTGGCCAAATCAGCGCCGTCCATACTGGCCAAAATGCTTGCAGGTATCTTGCTAAAGTTGCCTGACTCTGAATATGATCTCCATGCTTTGTCTTTGGCTTCGTTCTGTGCGGCCTGAACAATTCCGGTGCGCTCGTTTTCAAAAATCTTGAGGCGTTGCACAACCTGGTCTTCTTCTTTGCCGGATAAAGTTTCACGAGCCAGCTTCAGAGCACCAGCAATGTTGTTGCCGCTACTGCTCCAGAATTTTTCTGCCAGGCTTTGTTCTTTGACATCGGCTGTGCCGATCTCAAGCGCTTTCTTTGCGCGGCCAAAAGTCTCCGGAGTCATTTCTTTGCCATAGCGTTGCAAGTAGTCGCGTGCCTGGTCCAGGTTCTGCGCATCGATCTGTGTCTGCACAACCTGGCCATGGATTTGGTTGGTTGCTTTGAGGATCAGTTGTTCACGCTGTGCGCTCTTGGCTTCGTAGCCGAGTTTGTCTGCCAACTTGTTGGCGCCATCTTTTGCCGCGCCATAGTAAATTGCAAAGTCGCCGTCCGGACTGCGCCAGCCAGCAGAGTAGCGAATCGCGTCATTGACAAATGTGTCAACTTGGGCGCCACTTTCTTTGACATCGTAGTCGCGTTGTTCAACAAGCGAGTGCTTGATGATCGAACTGTTGGCACTGCGCAAGCGCACATTGGCAGAGTTGCGCAACATGATGCGCTGGACATCATTCTGTGCTTTGCCCATAACATCTTCAAATGCGGCTTCAATGTCTTGGCGGGTTTTCATTGCCGCATCAACTGCATCTTTGCCTTTAAGTGTCAAGTATCTGGTTTCAATTTCGTCAACCCTTGACGCAACGCTGTTGTAAAGTTCTTTGGTTTGGGCATCATCAAGTTCGCCTTGCAAGCGGTCTGCAATTTTGACTACAGTAAGGCCAGCAGATTGAACTGCCTGGCCAGCTTTTTGTATTTGCTCGCCTGTAAAATTGCGCATTGGCTCTACGCCAGGAGCCTGGAATGCAGGCATGTTGCCTACGGTTGCGTCTTGAGTCGGTAAATCGTAAATGGGTACTGTTGCCATGGTCGGTCCTTATTCGATGCCCAGACGGCTTGCAATAGCCGCAAGTTTGCGATCTTGGTACCAGGCATTGGCTACAGATCCAGCGCTACCCAGAATGCTTGTGCCAGCCGCCATGAACGGGCTGATGGTTGAACCAGAGCCGCCCAAGTTGGAAGCAGAGACATCCTGCATTGCTGATGCGGTCAAATAGTTCTGGCGCTGTTGTCGAGCGGACTCAGCACTGCGTACGGTGTCTGCGTTAACCGTCAGCATATCGATCTCTTTCATGAGGTCGGTTGTTGCAATTGTCTCAACAGCACTGCCGACGCCCAGGTCAATGCCTCGAGCGGCCATCGATGCACGCTGTGAACTCTTAATCTTGCCAGCACGAAGGCTGATCTGCCCTTGCTTTAAATTACCGGCACGCATGATTTGTTGGGCTGTGAATTCAGCCTGTGCCGCATTTAGTTCAGAAATGTCAGACTGGAAGCGCATCGAGGATGCTTGTGAATCCAGTTGCGCCTTCTGGCTTTGGGCGGCGTAGTAGGAGCCAATCGCACCAGTGACTGCTCCACCAATAGAAAAGATGGAGCCGGCCTGGCTCATTGCCTGCACGCCGGTTCCGGTCAATAGGGTTGCCATGTGTCAAATCTCCTGTTTCGCCTGGGCTTGGAGGACTGTGTTGACCTTACCTCCACAGCACCAGGTTATTGCATGGTTGAACAGTATCCGGGTCACCGGATCTTACGGGTACCTTTACCCACCGATTGCAACCTCAAGGGTCATGCCAACGATGGTCAATGGCAATGGGTCAGACTGCCTGACATACACCTGGCCACTATCAAGCCATGTCGGTGTCAGCATAATCTGGATCTCTTCTGTTTTGAGCGCAGGAGGCGAGCCGTATGGTTCTGTCGTCCGTTGCTTGGCCTCGACCAAGTTTTGTGGGTTTGGACCAATGAAAATGCCGGAAGACTGGTACACCCGGAGCCAGGCCTTGTTGACATTCTTGTAGCGTCCTTGGCCCATGCCATTGTCAATGCCCATGGCCAGTGGCAGGCTTTGCAGGTCAGACTGGTATGGCAGGCCAATGTGAATGATGCTCGAAGCCCGGTCGAGCGTAATTGCTCCACTGGTCACAACCTCTTGCGGTTGCACCGATCCATCAGCCAGGATCGAGACGGTCTTGCCCTCAAGCCAGGTCAGACCGCTGATTGTATTGCGTGCAAACGAATACAGGGCCGTGGCGGTGTTTCTAAGCGCGGCGGGTAGTGTCACATCAACTCGAGCCGTTGCGACCGTTGTGGAGGTCGTGGAGCGGATTGTGAGGCGATACTTGTTGCCAGCCGAGTCGGTCAGCACAATGGCGTCATTGACATCCCCAGTGCCTGGGTAAGTAAAGATGGCTGTCGATGCTGTAATTGTCAGGATATCTGCTGGCCCCCAGGTCGTGCCGCCACTGACTGTGACCGTCGTGGCCGAAGTGTTGGTTCCGTCATAGGTCGCGCCCGAGTCGACAAAAAATGCGCCCTCGATCGATTCAAAGTGACGGCTTGCCATGCGCTCGACATATCGCTTTGTGACTCCGCCAATGGTGCGCTTGACGACAACATACAGCCGATCCTCATTGCCCTCGGCCACCACTGTGCAAGACTCAAATGTGCCATCGGTATCGTGCTTGTGCCATGCTCCGACCTGTTGCTCTGGTGTGTAGGTCAAGCCAAGCAACATGCCTGAAGTCGACACAAACCAAACCATCTGAATCGGAGCCTTGGCAAATGCCATGTCACTGATCTCGTAGTTGTCAAACAGGTTTGCAGAACGAATGGACAGGTCATTGGTGATAAAGCCGCTGGCCTGCCAGTTGTAGCCCAGTTCACGCACATGGCCACCGCGTGCGCCGCAGTAGACCAAGGCGTTGTTGATGATCACCGGTTGAACATTCGATGCACCGATGTACGACTGTGGCCGAACAGAAATTGTGGTCGGCGTGATCTCGTCACTGTTCAATGATGACACGCGCCATTCGGCAGATCCCGTCAACAACAGCAATTGGGTCAATGGCACAATGTGGCGAATTGTGTTGGCTTCGCGAGCGGCAACACGGAATTCAATGCGGTCGTCGTCACGGATGGGTAGGCCATAACTGAGATTGGACTCAGTGCCTGACTTGGTCATCCAGATTTTTTGTGGCTCGTTGATGGTGCCAGCAAAACAGCGACGCTGTTCGAAGTACGAGACGGCGCCAGGGTAGTTGCCTGAACTGACGAACTCGTTGTCGTATATGGGTGGAGTAAGCGACAGATCTGGCGCGATGTTGTTGTCAACGATGCTCGTTCCGGTTGTGCTTCCAATGTAACCATACAGACCCCCCAACAGTTTGTAGACGCGATAACGCGATGCGCCAGTCACTGCGGACCAGGCAATCGTGTTGGTTGCGCCAGTAACAAAAATGTTGTTGGTGACTGATGCCACGCTCGATGAGACGGACTCGCCAATCTCATCGGATGTGATGGCAGTCACGACATAACTCATCGTCTCGTATGTGTCTGCGTTGGTTGAGGATGACGCAGGAATGTAGCGGGTGGCAGTCACGCCAGTGGGCGCGGCAATCGGCGATCCAAAGTTGATGCTGGTCAGTGTCCAGTTGGTAACGCCTAATCGTTTGAGTTCACGCGGCGCATAGTTGGGATGCACCAGCGTCATCACATCAGCCGACTGCACATAGTGAATGTCGAACAGATCTGCTTCTGCGTATGGGTTAGCGATCTCGTATGGCACGCCACCAGACAGCAGTGTTCCGCCTTGTGTGTGAAAGCGAATGTAGCCCGGGCTTAACTCGATGACCATGGTTTGAGTGGTCGAGTATGTAAATGGGATGAGCCTGGTGCGCTTGGTACTGTCTTTGACCTCGCGGACAAATGCAAAGCCTGCGCGGTTTTCTGCCGGACCTTGTGGCGTTGCAATGAAGTTTTTCATTGTTGCCGCGCCGGTCTGGTATTTCACATCATCGATGCGACCAAACATCTCTGGCGACATCTCGCCGCCAGCAAATGATCGTTGTAGTGTGCGCACATTAGGCATGTTTATCTCCCCGCGATCCAGGACACGATGTGCTCTGGCTTGATCTTGCGTGAATTGGAGTCAGCCTCCATTGCTTTGCCGAGATACAAGTTCATCATGGTGATGCATCGCTTGGCTTCTGCGGCGCCCTGGTCACCTTTGATTACAGGACCAGCAAGCATCGATGCCAAGTGCCACGACAAGGTCACTGTGAACAATGGCGAAAACTTGGTCGGGTCCGTGATCTTTGCGTGGTATCGAAGAACAGCTTGGTTTTGGTTAGTCAGAATAATTTCTGATCCATCGGAAGCAATCTCGACTGCAAACTTCTGCGGCACATACTGGCCAGCGGCAACAGCCGGCGAGTAGTTTGTGTAAAAGTCCGGGTAGGTTTCCGGTGTGAATGTCGTGCTGTAGTCGTCGCGTGCTTCGGGCGGCAACACAGCAATGATGTCGGATGCATCGTTTGGCATGGAGTATGCGTACTGCCACATTGGCCATGAGTTTTCCACTTCAGCGCCATATGCCCGTTTAGTTGAAAAAGACCAACTGTGCATCTCGAGCAAAGTGTCTCGAGCAATTGGATAAAAGCGTTGGCAGTGTTCTGCCTGCGCAGATCCTTCTGGGGGATCGATGCTTGCGATGGTGGCGTTGTCGCCCAGGTGCGCCAGCGCAAGGTTACAAATGTCGACAACTGATGCCATCATGGCCTCCTAAATGTAAAAAGGGGACCGTGGTTTCCCAGCGGCCCCCCGTGACTTACGGCTTCCAATTAGGAAGGATTACACGGAGCCTTCATCAACGCCGCGCTTGGCTTTCGGTGCCCACTTCTTTGCAGAAGTTTCTGCCTTGGCCTCATTGCCTTCGTCATCGATAGGAACCAGCGCAGATCCAGCAGGACCATCATAGTCGACGATCTCGCCTTCATTACGAAA